GGCCAAGGCACAGGAGGAAGCGGAGGTGGCGGCCAAGGCGCAGGAGGAAGCAGAGGCGGCTGCGAAGGCACAGGAGGAAGCAGAGGCGGCTAAGACAAAGAATTTCTGGGAGCAAGCGGAAAAGGAGCAAAAGGCCAGAGAAGAAGCTCTTAAATCGAACCAATTAAAGGTAGCACAGCAACAACAACAACAACAACAGCGTCAGGTTCGTAGGCCAGTTCGTATGGGAATGATGTTTAGGTAATTAATCATGAAGAAAAAATATGTATCCGAACATGAGATATACATTTTTTATTTAGTAATACAATGTTTTTGCCTTACACATATAATGATTGATTCGTCGCGACATACTTGAGAGTAAGAGATGGAATTTTGTGTAGTTTTTCAAGGAGACCGAGTTGTTGGGTCACTTCTGCCGCTCGTTCGAATTCAGTACAAACGTTGTTTATCTTTAGAAGAGCCTTGATGAATTCGCCCAAGAACACACCCGAATGTTGCTTAAGATTTTCTAGGACGTTCCGACACTCGATTTCGTTGGAGGCGTTACACCAATCAAGAACGGATTGTTGAATATCAAAGCATCGCTCGTAAGAAGAACCGCTGTCAACATTGTGTAGAAGTTCCAGTTCATGAAACTCATTTAGTGACTTCTCCAAACGGTTGGTGATGCTGTTCAAGGAATCAGAGGTGGTGCTTGGAACGTGTAGTTTCAAGTCATCCGCCACCACGATATTTGCAAAACACGCGAATAAACCACATAATTCACACGCATCCAGTTCTCGAAAGTAATTGCTTTCCACCATCAGCAATGACATTGCCAGAGGATGGATCTCTTGAAATTGGCTGGCGATTAGTCCCATTTCGTTTAACTCGCGCTTTCCGTTGTTATTTGTAATGAATCCGGCGTGTTCTATAAGGTTGGTAACTTGTTCTACGCTGATATCAATAAATGTTTCGGCGTTTCGTTGGTAATCAGAAGTTTCCTTTAGTTTTCTCTCTTCTTCTTCGAGTTCAATCAAGGATAATACGTCTGTTTTGTAAGATGGGTGATTCGTTTCAATCTGTGCTATTTCACGAAGCAACTTCTTTCGTTGTTTGTTTGTGGTCATATTGACAAACGACTTCTTCTGGTGATATTGGCGTAGATCGTTTTGGTTTACACCCGAACTTGCGAGGTTGATTTTTTTGGTATGAATCGTTGCGTTGATACTATCGATTTCCTTTTTGCACCGCTCTAGCTGCGCTTCAATATCCTTCATCATGAAACTCTTGTTTGCGAAGACGCTAAGGTTTTCGGAATCGTGTTCGCTACCAAGAAGTGAAAGTCCAAGTGAGAACGAGAACCGGAACTTGGATGTCAGTGCTTGTGGGGCACCGGTAAGCATATGTTTGAAATCCACCAATGAATCCATTTCAAACAGGTTGGCACAAAGCCACACCTTGCCTACTTTGTCAATACCGCGACGACCTGCGCGACCGGATATTTGGGTGTACTCATGTGGTTGAAGCATCCGCATATTGTGTCCATCGTATTTGGAGATACCTGTATAAATCACGGAGGTGGTGGAGAAGTTGATGCCTACCGCAAGGGTCTCTGTGGCGAAGAGAAGGCGCAGTTTTTTTTGTTCGAAGAGCATTTCAATCATTTCTCTAAATACGGCAAGGACCCCCGCGTGGTGGATACCAATGCCTTTTTTCAGGAGACTCATCAGCTCTTGGTATTCGGGTAGCAGCGTGTATTCCTTGTAGTTAGGTAGTTTGGAAATCAGGATTTTTTTGCAGTCGTCTTCGATGGTGCTTGGAATCGTGGAGTCGTCCTCAAACAACGAGAACCCGATTTCCTTCGCGGCAATCTCGGTTTGTTTTTTGGAGAAGACGAAACAGATTGCGGGAAGTCCGTTGGTGTCTTTCAAGTGTCGAATCAATCCATTCAAAACATGTTGTCTGCTTATCCGCGATGTTCGGGCGGAACGCATATAGTTTGTGATGTCCGCAATTGTGTGGTATTGCTTTTCGTGGAAGACCCCATGCTCGTCTTTCACCACTACTTCTTTATTGGCATATTCACGTAGTAACGACTCATACGCAGTGCCCTTTGCGCCTTTGATGGTGCTTTTGTGTGTCGTGAACCATAGGTAATGAGTGAGCGGAACGACCCGATGATTTGTGGGTGCGAGATAGACTTGTTTGGGCGGTTGCATTAATTCGGACGATTGCTTTGACTTGACATCCTCGACCCACTTCGCAAAGTATTCGGGTTTATCGATGGTTGCCGAAAGCATGATGAGTTGTACTTGTGGCGGAAGCATCATGATGGCCTGTTCCCAGACGCTTCCTCGTTCGCGGTCGTTGATGTAATGGACTTCGTCGAACACCACGGCAGCAAGTTCGTTTTCAATGTCCATCTCGAATGAGAGTGGGACATTGGTATTTCCCGTTTCACTTCGCATTTTTCGGTTTGCCAATGTGTTCGGCAGGATTTCCGTCGTCATAATGAGGACGTCTGCTTCGGGATTATCGGTTACATCGCCAGTAATAATTCCGAATGAAATGGACGGATATTTGGAACGAAGATCGGAGAGTTTCGTATTGGAGAGCGCCTTGATGGGTGCCGTGTAAATGACCTTTTTCCCTTGCTCTACAAAGTGCTGAATGGCGAACTCGGCCGGAAGTGTCTTTCCCGAACCCGTATGTGCGGTAATCAGGATATGCTGGGCATCCACTATTGCCTTGAATGCCCATTTCTGGAATCCGCTTAGATCGATTGTGGGGTAGCGATCGAAATGTCTTTGGTAAGATTCATTCTCGTTGAACGGTTTATTGCATAGAATGACCATGGTGTTTCTTTGTTATTCATAAAACATTTTCTAAATCAATTTTAATATTAAACGTGAATATGAAACCAGAGCGGCGTATGGCATTAATCGTCGAAGGTAAATATCGTTTGGACCGAAAGATTGGTCAGGGTGCGTTTGGAAAGATATATGCCGGTATCAATAAAAATACTGGAGAGGAAGTAGCGGTGAAGATAGAGCGTTGTTGCGATGGTTCCCCGTTGCGAAATGAGGCGCGTATTTATGCGGCGCTTCGTGACGTAAAAGGGGTTCCCATGCTGCGTTCATGGGGCACAGAGGGAAAATATAATTATCTTGCAATTGATTTGCTTGGAGAATCGTTGGAGCAACGACGGGTATCTTCGGGCGGCACACTCGTTTTAAAAGATGTTTTGAGCATTGGGAAACAGTTGTTGGAGAGAATAAGAGACATACATCAGTGTGGACTTATCCATCGTGATGTGAAACCGGGCAATTTTATTTTTGGACGACGCCCGAACGACCGAAACCTGTTATATGTCATTGATTTTGGTCTCACGAAAGTGTATCGTCATAATCGGAAACACGTCGCGTTGAAATATGGACGTAGCATGCTGGGAACGGCGCGTTTTGCCAGCGTACACGTCCATGAAGGATTATCGCCAAGCAGACGCGATGATATAGAGTCAGTGGGCTACATCATCGTGTATTTATTGTTGGGGGAACTTCCGTGGCAACACATTGATGGGGAGGATTCTACCACAATGGTTACTATGAAACGCGAGGAAGCTCTCTGGGACTTGTTGCGCGAATCAGGTGTATCACCGCATCTCATAGAGTTTATGAAGTATCCGCGGGGTTTGCAATATGAGGAAACTCCTGACTATCAATATTTGGTGGGGTTATTGGAAAATGCATTGTAATCTACACGTCTAATCTCCCGTGTGCGTAACCACCGGCACTTTGCTGGGATGAGATGTTTGCTACAACGTGTTCTGCGTTTGCTTGCTCGGGTTTGTGCTCCTCTTTACGTAACCAGTTTAAGAATTGTGGATAAACATCGAAGTCGCATTTATCATGGAAGTCGATGCGTCCGCGCGCGTTCAAGTACATAACGTGTGACGCCCATTCATTCATTCCGTCGAAGATATGAGTCGCGTAAATACAAACGGCATTCCGTTGATGAATGTCTTCCTTTATCCATTGTAAAATGTTCCAGCGGACCAGTGCGTCAAGGGAAATCGTGACTTCGTCCATTAGGAGGATTTTATAGGGGCGTAAGAGACCAAAAAACATTTGAACACGGCGCCGCTGTCCGTCGGACACCATATGCATTCTCCACTCCGGATTGATCTCGAGCACGCGCATTAATTTGTCTTTTCGTTCTGTGTAGCTGGCTTGCAATGCTTGCATCATGTCCGCAACGCGAATATCGCATTGTAACGGGATGCCGTGACCTGAAAACGCGATGGTTCGTTGCCCCCAATTAATGTCCATATGTGAACGTTGATGATTCAGCGTAGTGCACCGAAATGGATCTTTTGATAATACTTGAACGGGAGGTTCATCAGACCCAAAGTTGTCTTTGAACAAGAGTTTTCCTGCCAGTATTCGCAACAGCGTGCTTTTACCAGCACCGTTTGGTCCTACAAGAAGTATGGTTTGTCCGGCGTCCGCAACAAATGAAATGTTGTCTAATGCCGAGACTTGTTTATTATCATAACTGTGTGTCAAGTTGTTTACGGAAATCATACTATGGATATTCACACTCGTTATTTTTATGTTCTTGAAGGAGCGTAACCAAAGGAATAAAATAGTTTTAGTCAAAATACTTAAAGCGGTGTGACGAGTATATAGTATAATGAGCAGTGACGCACAGACGGAACAAGCGCAAGGAACCGAGCAGACGCGGGAACGTGGTTATGTAAAGTGGTTCAATAACCGTGCCGGATATGGATTTATCACGGCCTCTGAGGGTGCCAGAAAGGATGACGATGTGTTTGTTCATCATTCGGCACTTCGGACGAACGACGAACAATATAAGTATTTGGTTCAAGGAGAGTATGTAGAGTTCGAGTGGATTGAGACGGACGGCGGTAGTGAGCATCAGTGGCAGGCTGGAAATGTGAAGGGTGTCGATGGAGGGTGTCTGATGTGTGAGACGCGTAATAATACGAGGCAACAGCATGCCACGGAGGCAAACGGCGAGTCTCGTTCGCGCCCGCGCTCAAACAAGAATCGCTATCGTGGCGGTGGTCCACGCTCGGGTGCACGCACCTTCCGAGATGAAGATGGTGTCGAGTGGATGCTTGTGCGTCGTAAGACCGAGTAGAACTTTGATGCTTTTCTCTATTTAAACGGTATATGAAAATTGATTTAAAGATTTTCATATACATATTATTATACAATATGGAGGCAACGACTGATAATTATCAGAATGAAATCCAAGGTGATGAAGCGGAAGTAGTGGACCCTGTATTTGAACAATTTGATGGGATTCTTTCGACGCTCACGACATTTAAGAGTCAAATCACCTCGCTACAGCAGCAACTGCGTGGGTTGGAAAAGGTGGTGAAACGTGAACTGAATACGGCGCGCAAGGCGGCGGAAAAGAAGCGGCAACGCAAGGCAAACCGCAAGCCATCGGGGTTTGCGAAGCCGAGTTCGATTTCGAATGAGTTGTCGCAGTTCATGTCGAAAGAGGAAGGTGTTCAGGTTGCGCGAACGGAGGTGACCCAGTTTATTATCAAGTATATCAAGGAACATGACTTACAAAATCCTGCGAACCGAAAGATGATCATTCCCGACGATACGCTTAAGAAGTTGCTTGCGGTGAAGGAGAACGATGAAGTCACTTACTTTAATTTGCAGAAGTTTATGAATCGTCATTTCGTATAATTTAAATGAATAATTATGTGCGTTTTAATTATATAATGCCTGGTCGACAACAAATCCCATCCTTTCAAATAGCAAGCGGAACGAGTGCCGAACGCGATAGTAGTTACAATATACCGACTGGAAGCATTTTTTTCAACACGGATACAAGCAATATAGAACTAAGTGGGAATGTAGTAGTGGCGGCTGATATAAGCGGAGTGGATAAGATTACGTTTGCGGATGGGACAGAACACACGAGTGCAGGATGTGTGGGTTTTATGTGCGATATGACAGCAGGCCGCACCTACAGCTCCGGTGCAGCTCTTTATTATGATGACACGTTATTTGATACAGATTCAGGCGTGACGCAAACAAGAACCGGAACAGTTTCAACGAAATACACTATACCCAAAGCAGGTTATTGGTGGTTCGGAATCTCGGCATCAGGCTATAATTCAAACATCGGCCTAGCGGTTTATAGAAATTCTGATAAGGTTTTCGACGCAGGACATTCAATGCCGAGCTTTTATGATATAGTCACGTTCGGAATCGTTGAGTGTGCTGTAGATGATATAATCACCCCCACGAGTCTGCGATCAACCATTTTTAGGGAGGACTTCGGCCAAGCATATTTTCAAGGTTATTATATTGGAAGCGCATAAAATAATGTATAGTTACATATAATAATGAGTGCTTTGAACAATAGCGTGTGTAATGTTCTAAAATCATACAACATAAAACCATTCTCGTTTAGTGGGGATACAGCAGAAGAGATTTATAATGGTATGAGTTGGTATGATAATGAAGTTCCAGATAGAGATGAGTTTCTCTCCAAAGTGGAAGAAGAAACCAAGACATATTTGATGGAATTATTACGAAAACAAAGAAATGTTAAATTAAGTGAATGCGATTGGGTTATGATGAGCGATGTTACTTTAGATAATATTGAAGAATGGAAAACTTACCGCCAAGCGTTGAGAGATTTACCTTCTCAAGTTGCACCAACTGATGAAGATATTGATAAGTTATTACCCCGTTCACCAAATGAACCCGCTTTATAATCTCTCCATTATACAACTCACATGAAGACCAAACTCATCAAGAAGTTCGACAAGCCGCCCCCGAAACCATTTAA